ACAATCGCATAAACTCTGTTGATACCAGTTGGGATTACAACAGATGATGATGAAGCAATAATAGTTTGTTGCAGTTTTAGTCCATAAGGAGAATCGGTGAATGATGAATTGTTATAGATAGATACGCTCATAATTTGCTCCTAATAGAAAAGGTAAAGGATTCCTGCGCCACCAGCGCCACCTGTTGTACCACCACCACCACCACCACCGCCACCAAGTCCACCAACGCCACCTGTAGTTGTAACGGCAGGATTTCCATTACCCGCTATTCCTGCTCCACCACCGCCTGAGCCGTTTGTATTTGTGCCAGTTGTTCCTGTGCCACCAGTAGTTTGTGCGCCAGTAAGAATGTTTATTCCATTACCGCCAGTACCGCCTGTACGAGTACCTGTTGTTGTTCTTGCACCACCACCACCACCGCCAACTAAACCAGAACCGCCATTGCCACCAGTATTTGTTTGAGAGCCTGCAGTTGAAGAACCGCCTGCACCACCACCTGAAATTCCATTGCCGCCGTTACCGCCAGTAGTGCCAGTGCTAATCCCACTTCCACCACCTGCGCCAGTTCCGCCAGAAGCCGCACCACCAGGAATTCCCCAATAATTTGTTCCACCTGCATAGCCTGTTGAACCGCCACCGCCGCCACCTGAGCCTAAAGTTCCAGTAACGCCAGTAGCAGCGCCACCACCTGCAATTATGTTTCCGTAGCGTGTATAACCGCCAGGAGTTGTAGCAGCACCAGCAGCACCAGCACCAACTATGCAAGTTGAGTTAGCCAAAGTCCAACCCCACGCAACCCCACCAGCGCCGCCACCTGAAGTATCACCACCACCCCCACCGCCAACTGCAATAGCATAAACAAAAGTTATACCTGCGGGGATAGTAACTGTTGTATCGCCAGCGTTCTTGGTTTGTTGTAAGCGCAAGCCATAAGGCAAGATGAAATGCGTGTTGGCAAATGGCGTTGCCGTATCGCCTTGCATACCAGTTGAAACTGGCGAACCTGCTTGCCCTCTGCGGTTTGGATTAGCCACTAGGAAATCCTGTTTACATATCCTGAAATTGTAACTACTGAGGCAGTTGCGGCAAATGCGCGAGTTGTTGTCGCGTTTGTGCCATCGCCTGTTAGCGGAAGTCCAGCGACAATTAGAACATCGCCTGATTGCGGCGCAAGAGTAATTGGCTTGGCGTTTTGAACCGAGCCAGTACCGCCAAATTGAACTGTAAGCAAGACAGGAGAAGTTGAAGTGTTATTGGCATATAGCCAAATCTCGTCAATCGTTGTTGATGAAGTTCCTGTTGCGTGGATAGTTGTACCAGTTGAGGCAGTTTGGACAACAGTTATTGGCTGGCCTTGAGATGAGGCTGAGAGAAGTGTCTTTGTATATGTTGCCATTGTTATCCCCTATCCGAAGATTTGAGTTGGAAGAATTGCTTGGTCTGTGTCGTAAACAGCTGGGCCTGTGTTACCAGTAGAGCCAGTTTGCCCTGTGTTGCCCGTGTTACCAGTATTACCAGTATTACCAGTATTACCTGTTAAACCTTGTGGACCAGTTGGGCCAGTTGGCCCTGTCGGACCAGCAACCGTGCTATCAGCACCCGTGTTACCAGTTGCACCAGTATTACCAACAGCACCAGTTGGACCTGTAGGGCCAGCACCAGTATTACCTGTTGAACCAGTCTGTCCTGTGTTACCAGTATTACCTGTGGCTCCAGTGTTTCCAATGGCTCCTGTAGGCCCTGTAGGGCCAGCAACGGTGCTTGCAGCGCCAGTGTTACCTGTGTTGCCAGTCGCTCCTGTATTGCCAATAGCACCCGTAGGACCAGTAGGTCCTGTTACTCCAGTTGACCCTGTGGGTCCAGTAGCCCCTGTAATTCCAGTAGAACCTGTTGGGCCAGTAGAGCCTGTGGTGCCTGTCGCTCCAGTGTTACCAGTGGATCCTGTATTACCTTGGCTTCCAGTAGGTCCAGTTTGGCCTGTGCTTCCAGTAGTACCCGTTGCACCTGTTGCTCCAATTGCACCTGTAGCGCCAATGGCTCCAGTATTGCCTGTTGCACCTGTGTTTCCATTTGCTCCTGTGTTTCCTGTAATGCTACTTCCAGTTGCGCCTGTAGAGCCTGTAGCTCCAGTAGGTCCTGCGACGGTTGAATTGGCACCTGTATTACCTGTGCTTCCTATTGCTCCTGTTGGTCCTGTTGAACCAGTTGGTCCTACAACGGTGCTGTTAGCACCAGTATTACCTTGTGCGCCAGTAGGGCCTGTAATGCCTTGTGCGCCTGTTGGGCCAGCTACTGTGCTATTAGCACCTGTGGCTCCTGTTGGACCTGTAAAACCTATGTTGCCTTGTAATCCTGTATTTCCTATTGGGCCTTGTGGACCGATAGGGCCTAGTTCTAAAGTTATAAGTTGAGTTGTGGAAACATCATAGACATTAGTTGTAATTGGAATTTCTACAACAGAGATGCTATCTGGGGTAACTGTCATTAGTATGTTACCGCCGCAACCACCGTAAAGTTACCAGACAAAATAGCGTAGGTAACGTTGGCGTTGTTGTCTGTAATGTTAAGTTGATACTGATAAGTGCCAGCGGCTAAAGCTGCTGTCTCACTTGCTGAAAGATGTAGGTTAATCCGACCATAGGCAGAGTCAATTGTAATCTTGCCATTGGCTGTAGATAGTTCAACAATAACTGCTGTATCTGTAGCATAGCGCACTTGCATAATTGCGCTGTAGTTGCTTAGGACTACGGCTACCCCGCCAATTTTCCAGACTGGCTTAAGGTCAAAAGTAGTGCCTTGAATTACTGAGATATTGTATCTACCTGGATTCATGCCACTCCCTTAAACAGTTGTAATGTTTGCGCCGTAACCGCCGTTGATAAGAATAGTTCTCTCAGCATTGGTTATAAAATATTGATGTCCACCTAGATAGCAGTAATCTGCCGCTATCGTCTCATCTACGCCAGGTGTACGTTCGCTGTAGATGGTTGTGCCGTATACTAAAATTGTGTTAGCACGTGCAATTCTGTAACGCCAGAACAGGCGAGTAAATCCTGCTGGTCCTTCTTCCACCGTAGGTGGCTTAAACAGATATGCCATGCTTCTCCTTGTTTTATGTAATAGCCCCACCCGAAGATGGGGCTACCACGATTACTTAATTGTTACGCTGTGTGAATTGAAGAAGTTGATTCAATACGAACCAAAGACGCATCACGGTAGCGCTTCCAGCCAAGTACGCCGTACCATCCGATTGGACGGAAACGCATTAACTTGTCAACAATTGGTCCGAAGATAACGTGTGGTTCTTCGGCAACTGCTTCTGCAAGTGCTTGCTTTCCAGCAACGAGTGTACGGAATACACGTACGCCGCCAGTAGCGTTAACATAAGATGAAGTACCGAAAGTACCTGATGCTGAACCAGCACCTGTACCGTCAGCAGCGTTGAATAAACGAGGTGATTCAACGAACATTGCGCCTTCATAAGTTCCGATGGTGCCAGGCCAGAATTCGGCTGCTCCAGTTTCGGAATACTTATGGTCATCACGCCATCCACCAGCACCAGTCTCAGCACGAAGATCGTGTGAAACTTCTGGGTGAATACCGCACCAGTAGTACTCGCCTTGACGAGGTACTGCTTTGTTAGCGCGTAGTTTCGCAACAGCCAAACGGATGTCACGTGACTTGATTACGTCAGTTGAAAGGATTGACTTGTTTGTTGTACCGTTGGTGTATGTACCAGCATAAGTTGAAACGGCAGAACCGTTAACTTCTGCGATAGCGTTTACGCCACCGTCAAGCTCAGCAAGTGCAACCTGGTCAAGTGAGTCAGCCATGTTGAAGGCGATGATGTCTGCAATAGCAGGATCAACGTCTGAGAGTGAGAACAACTCCAACTTGCGAGTAGCAAGTGAAGCGTTACCATATTCGTTCAAAGCAACTGAAACAGTTGTGGTGTTGCCAAGGGCTACAGCATCTGGATCAACTGACTCTGAAAGTGTGGATGTAGCTGCTGCTAGATCTGTGTAGATCTGGAACGCTACTGATGAACCAGGCATAGCCTGTTGTACTGGACGCTTATCTGCGACATCGCGGATAAGAGGAACAGCACGAAGTGCAAACTCTACGTAGCGGTCATAGGCTGTCTGTACTAAGGAAGTACCGAGGGAGCCAGATGTGCTATCTGTATATGCGTTTGCCATGTTGTCACCTTCTTTCTAAAGGTTTGTGCGGATGGGGGGATTTTCTATCTGCGTCGTTGAGTTGGCGCACCCGTGATTGCATTTAACTCATCTATAGTTTTTGCCCCAGCGAGTTTTGACATTAAGTCAGCATCTCTTGTTGGGGTGCTTGCATTTTGGGTAGCGGCATTGATCCGTTGATAGGATGCCTGATTGCTTTTTTCTTCTTCGCTGATAGGAGCAGCATCGTTGTCTGTCTTACTGAAACCGAAAACATCGGCATTTTCTGTAAGCCATGCATCAATCTGCTCTGGCGTTGTAACGTCGCCAGGAATAAACTTGGCGACTTTATCAGGTACGCCTTTTGTTGCCAATACATCTTTGACGGAGCGACTGCGAAGATCAGATTGAATACTTGCTAATTGCTCAGCTAGTTCTTTCTTTTCCTTCTCTGCACGCTTTAAGGCTTTACGGAGATTTGCAGGACCATCAGATTGTGTCTGATCGTCTGTGTATACATCATCTTCGTCATCTTCATATTGGTTTGCCATTTGGCACTCCCTTTCGTTAGTTGAGTCGCAGGCCGCAAGTCATCCCAGGGGAAGGATGTTTGGCTCCCACTTCTAGTCTTGGTTACGCACGCAGGATGCTAGTCGGTCCGCGTGGATTCTATTTACTGTACGCCTTGTTGCGTACCTATGCCGAGAGATTGACCTTGTTGGCTAGCACCAGCACTACCACCAAACGATGATAGTTCCTGTGTGGTTAACGCTTGACGTAACTTAGCTGCTTGTACAGCCTCTGGGCCAGATAATGATTCCTGTAATCCTTGTGCAGTATTATAACTACCGCCATAAGCACCACCATAAATATTAGATAATGTTCCAACTTGTTGATTAAGTTGTTGTGCCTGAGCAAAAGCCTGTGCTTGCTTAGCATAATCCAATGTGCCAGCACCCATACCTTGTGCTACCTGAGAATAGCCAGCAATGTCTGTAACTCCAGCACTAGCCGCAGCAGCAGCAGCAGTACCCTTTTGAGTAATTGCTTCAAGAATTGGTTGGGCTTTTGTTGGATCCATAAGTGCAGCAGTTACGCCACCTAATCCAATGCCATAATATGTTTGCAAAGCATTGGTTATAGCAGGATCTGTTTGCTTTGCTACATCTTGATAAGCCTTAACAATATCGCCAACTTCGGCAGCAGATTTATCAAGAGCAATAAATTTTTGAAAGTCAGATGGTTGATCGTAAAATCCTACTGGC